ACTGCTAAAACACCTCTTGGCTTTGATTTTTCAAATGTAGTAGGTCTAACATACTTATAAAATCTGAGAGTAAAGAACTCATTTCTTAAATTATCAGTCGGGTATGCTAAAGTCTTATCAGAGTCTTTATCCGCAAATACTTGAGAAGGATCGGCCGCACCCTTGAAAAGTTGAGATCTTTCAGTGAACAGACTGCCAGAAAATCTACTTACGTTTTGACCAAGCGCATTTGAAAGACTATCTGCTTTGGACGAAATGAAATTTTTTAATCCAGGTAATGATAATCCTGCATTAGACAAAGAGCTGCTTAATCCAGATACAGATTTACCTAATCCTGAAGACGCTAATGACCCTATACTTTTTCCAACATCGCTTTGGAAACTAAGTGTATCTAATGGGTTTGCCATCTATGATCCTTTTAAAAGTATTTATAAATAGATTTATGAGTTATAAAGGCTATTTCAAACCAAAGTATCCAAAAAAATACAAGGGAAATCCTACTAACATTATTTATAGGTCTCTCTATGAACTCAAATTAATGAGTTATTTGGATAAAAATTCTAATGTATTAGAATGGGCTAGTGAAGAATTCTTTATCCCATATAAATCACCTATAGATGGTAAAGTGCATAGGTATTTTCCAGATTTCTGGATAAAAAAAGTAAATAAAGAAGGCTCAACAGAAGTAATCGTGATCGAAGTCAAGCCTCAAAAACAAACGGTGCCTCCTACTCCTCAAAAAAATATAACCAAACGATATTTATATGAAGTTCAGACGTGGGGAGTCAATCAAGCAAAGTGGGAAGCAGCCAATAAATATTGTGCTAATAAAAGCTGGAAGTTCTTAATAGCAACAGAGAAAGAACTAGGAATAATAGTATAATGGTTAAAAAAAGAGATGTTTATAAAGATCTTCTGGAGCAAAGTAGACTACAGTCATTTGACACATATGCAAAATCAAAGAATTGGTTTAGAAGCAAAGCTGAGTCCATTAATAGAGGATCATTATCAGTTGTTACCACTATAGATGAGCGAGAACATGTATCAGGCATAAGAAGTTTGCGAGAAATTGGTAAATTATTTTTATTTAATTATAATCCTAAAACTAAAGAATCTTTACCATATTACGATACATTTCCAATCGTATTTCCTTTTAATATAACCAAAACCGGGTTTTTAGGATTAAATTTACATTATTTACCACCACCTTATCGAGCGGTTCTTATGGATAACTTATATATGTTAGCTAATACTAATGATTTCGCTAAAGACTCTACGAGATTAGCTAAGTTAACATACAACTATTTGAATTCTCAAAAAAATTTAAAATATTTTGCACCATGTGTTAAATCGTATCTAAACTCACACATTAGATCTAAGATAGCTTTCATTCCCGCAAAAGAATGGGAATTAGCGTTGTTTCTACCATTACAAAGATTCCAAAAGCAGTCAGAAGGACAAGTTTGGAAAGATAGTATACAAGCAATAAAGAAAAGGAAATAGAAAGATGGCGAGCGTCTTAGATTCTATAACTGGTAAATTGGGATCAATTATTGGTCTCAATGGAACGATGCCGCAAAGAAAAACAAGTGGATTTTCTATAGAAGAATTCAAGTCTACATTAAATCAATATGATGGTGTTCTTCCTATTAATTTATTTTTAGTCACCATGCATCCTTCCATTGATGCTGGATCATTTGGTTCTTTCTTTAGAACAACTCAAGGTCCTAGAACACTTTCTTTCTTTACTATGAAAGCTGATTTGCCAGGAATAGACATATCCGTCGATGAAAATATACCATTTGGTATCGGCCCCATAGAAAGATTTCCTCACGCTGCTGTATACGGTGATATTGATCTCATGTTCATTGGAGATGGTGCTGGAGCTATAATATCTATGTTTCATAGATGGCTATCATCTATAGTAGAATTTCAGACAAATAGCGATGGTGCTCCTCCAGGAACAGACTTCTATAAAGTTGGATATCGTAATGAATATACGTGCACACTTGAGATATCTGTGTATAATACTTTATCAGATAAAATTCTGTTCTATAGATTAGCGGATGCTTTCCCATACAGATTATCTCAAGTTCCATTACAGTGGGCAAGCACAAATGATTTCATGACATTTAATGTAAGTTTTTACTATAAATCTTGGTTGTCACAGCAATTAGCGCCATCTGAGGGAGTAACAACCGGTCTTTCTTTTGTTCAAAAATTAATTAAAGCTGGAACAATAGCACAAACATTATCAACACTAAAGAAACCTCAAGGAGTCGCGGATGCTATAAACATCGTGAATAACGCAAATATAGTTGCAACTGGATTGGGTGGAATTTTCAAATAATATAGGAGTATATAATGGCTTTACCTAAAATACAAACACCAATGTTCTTTATTAAGATTCCTTCTTCACAGAAAGAATTTAAATTTCGTCCTTTTCTTGTTAAAGAAGAAAAGCTATTGTTGATGGCGCAACAATCAGATGATGCTGAAGAAATATTGGCATTAACTCAAATAATTAATAACTGTTGTTTAGATGATATTAATGTGGAAAACCTTACTACTTTCGATATCGAATACATATTTTTAAAATTAAGAGCGAGATCAGTCAACAACATTGTGCATCTAAGATATAGAGATACAGAAGATGATAAGATTTATGAATTTGATTTGAATATAGATGAAATAGAAGTTGTTTTTAATGAAAATCATACAAACAAAATCCAAATAAACGATGAAGTTGGTATAGTACTCAAGTATCCTAGTATGACTGTAGGAGAAAAGATTGCCAAAGTTACATCAGAAAATGATTTATTGAACAAGATTCTAGTTAGTTGTATAGATGTTATCTATGATAAACAAAAAGTTTATCCAGCTAAAGATAGTACAGAGGAAGAATTAATAGAGTTTATTGAGAATTTAGATACTAAGACGTTTAAAAAGATAGAACAATTTTTCACAACGATGCCTAAGTTATATCATGAAATTAAGTATCAGAATTCATTAGGAAATGATCGCACAATTAAATTGAGTACATTAAAAGATTTTTTTACGTAGGGCTGAGTCATAACAATCTTAAAAACTACTATATGACAGTTTTTGCATTGGCTCAGCACCACAAATATTCTATTACCGAAATAGATGAAATGATACCGTTTGAGAGGGATATATATGTTGAAATGCTTCTACAATATCTTAAAGAAGAAAAAGAAAGAAGAGAGAAACCATAAAGATGTCAAATCAAGACACAATAGATCTAAATGGCGATGGGAATATAAGTAAAGTGGAAGAACAAATAACAGAAGATAAATTCAAAAACAGAAGAAGAATGGCATGGATGGCTATGGTTTCTATGACCATCTACACAGCTATTCTGTTGACACCAATCATTGAAACAACGAGAATCAAAGCTTTAGAAAATATTTTAGATATGTTTTACATAGCCATGGCATCTATAGTAGGTGCGTACATGGGATTTGCAACCTGGGCTAGCAAGAAGTAAGAAGATAAACATGCTTCAAATATCATCTAAAGCAATAGAGTTACTTTCTAAAAAGCTAGAGTTAAATTATAAAGAAAAAGATGTTCTTAAGAATGAATTTTTTAATAAAAATATAGATGCAGTTAAAGACGATGGTAATGATTTAAAAAATGAAAAGAAAAATGATGGATTTTTAAGTAGACTATCATCATTATTTGATTTTGCTAAATCTGAAAAGTCTATTCTAAACGATATACTATCATCATTTATATCTATAAACAAATCATTTAGTAATGTAATTGCATTGCTGATGGGAGGAGAAGTAACTGCTCCAGAAGAACTCGTTCAAGATGCAGTGAAAATAGGAGATGATTCAAAGGACAAAAAAAGAAGTAAAAAGAAAAGCAGTGGTATATTAGAAGCTATAGGATTAACGTTATTTGCGTTTTCTCCCGCAATCATTGATTATCTAAAAGAATTAGCAAGTGATCCAGAAAAAATAAAAGAAACGCTATCAAAAGCATTTGATTGGATCACCAATGATCTACCTAATTTCTTCAGAAATGATTTATTACCTATTATAAACGGGTTCCTTGATACTGAGATCATAGGAAGTATCAAGGGAATGGATATTTTAAAGTCAGTTGGAATAGCTACTGTATTATATGCCAGTAAAGGTATGATATTGAAGCTTTTAACTAAAGCCCTTTTCAGTTCCGTCGGTTGGCTTTTAAGAGGTGTTTTTGGTTTACTTTTATCTCCTGTTGGATTAACTATTTTAGCTGCAGCGGGCATTGGTGCTGCCATAGGATGGGGACTTAAAAAACTTTGGGATAAAGCTGTAGAAAACGGAGATAAAGGAACAGAAGAATATCAAAATGAAAGAATACAAAAAGAAAATCAAAAAGTAGAATCATTCATAAAATCGCTGAACGATTCAGGAGTTCTTGCGAGAGGAAACATAAAACCTCAAACAGTTAGAGATGCTTTCTTGAAAAAAGATGAAAGTGGAAATCCAATTGGGTTGAATATTCAACCAGGACAATTGGAGATCATGGAGAAAAAAGTTAAAGAGATAGGTTCAAAACCTCCAGCTGGTGATGATGAAGAAAAACAAAATAAAATAAAAGAAGTATTAGGCTTATTAAATCAAAGCGGTGTGCAAAGTGAAGCGCCTATATTAGAAGATGGTACTAAAGCAGAAGTTGCAGGCGTTGATCCTAGAACTGGAGAAACAGTTTATGGAACAACAGCAGAAAGAGCAAAAGCAAAACGTGCAGCAGATAAAGAATTTCGAGAAGCGTTGCTTGCGCCTGCAAAAGAAAGAGAAGCAATGGCAACGAAAGCACCTGAAGCTACAACGACAGCTGAACCTGTAGGAACATCAGGCACTAGTGCGCCTGAAGCTACAATGACAGCTGAACCTGTAGGAACATCAGGCACTAGTGCGCCTGAAGCTGAACCAGTTGCTTCTACAAATGAAACTGAAATGCCTCCGGCGCCTCCGGCGGCAGACGCACTGTCAGCTACAACATCACAAGCAGAATTGACGGAAACTCCTAGCACACAAATTCCAGCAACATCTGAACCGGCATCAAGTTTAACCGGTCAAACTATTAGTCAAGCGACAACTGAAGCATCTAAACCCAAACCTCCTAGACCAGTTGTTATCCCATCACAAAGACAACAGGCGCCATCTCAAACAACAATAAAACCAGGAGAAACATGGAATATCAATGATGTGCCGGATCCTACGCCAAACTTAGGTAGCTTGATGTCACAATTATTTGTACCTGAAACTAATTTTTCAGGGGCTATTAGTATATGAACAAAGATTCAAATCAATCTAAAATTGAATTATTAAAATCTATATTATCAGAAGTAAATATATTTGCTACTACTGTAAAAAATTTAGAGTCATCTCTTTACCAAAAAGAACAAGAAACAGAAGCAGCTGCCGCCGAAGCGTATTTAGAAAAAACTGCTGAAGATGAAAAGCAAGCTGTGCCTGTTGATGAAGAAGATAAACCTAAAATGGAAGGTGAAGAGGAAGAAGAAGAAAGCACATTTTTTAAAGTAATAAAAAATGCATTAGGATTCATTGTAGTATTGCTTCCTTTATTTTTTAAAGGGTTTGATGACATCAAAAAAATGTTTGGAGAATTGCCCGATATAATGGGTGGATCTTTTAAAGATATAGTTTTTGGGTTATTTGAAAAAATTCAAGGTGCTATAGATGAATATGTATTTCAACCCATTTCTGATTATCTAAACAACACAGTTTCAGAACTATGGAAATCATTAATTTCTGGAATTGAAGATACTTTTTCTGGTATCATAGGAGGTTTACCAGAATTTTTAAAAGCTGATTTACCGAAATTAGTTAAAGAAGTAATACCTGGAGCAGTTGGTGATTTTGGTAAAGGTGAAGGACCTGGTGCACAGCCAGATATTGACATGGAGGGTGAATTTGGTACAACTGAAAAACCATCGTTTGGTGGAGAATACAAACCACCTGAATTTGGTAGTAAACCATCATCTGCGCCTGCTGCTCCACAATCTGAAGAAGCAGCAGCACCCCCTCCTGCAGCACCCCCTGCGGCAGCACCCCCTGCGGCACCTCCAACAGCCGCTGCTGCACAGCCTCCTGTTTCAGATGTAGAAAAATTAACTCCTAGTTCGCAAGGAACAGAACAAGATGCCACTAAAGAACAAACTTCTGCAACATCACCCCCTTCAACTCCTGCAGTCAAAATAGGAGAAAAATCTGCAAAAGGAATGGATGATATAGATTTTGCTTTAAAAGAACAAGGAATCACAGATCCAGTTTACATTGCTGCAATAAAAGCAAATATAATGAAAGAAACAGGTGGGAAACCCATAGCTGAAAATTTAAGATATGGTGGAACATCTAACGAAAGAATTAGAAAAATATTTGGGAAAAGAGCAGCAAGATATACCGATGCTGAATTAGATGAAATAAAAAAAGATGAAGTTAAAATGGGTGAATTGATGTATGGACGTGATACTGAAATAGGACAAGGAATGGGTAACACTTCTGCCGGTGATGGTTACAAATACAGAGGAAGAGGATACATACAGCTCACAGGAAAGAAGAATTATACTGCTGCTTCAAAAGCAATCTTTGGTGATGATCGATTGGTGAAAGATCCAGATTTACTTCTTCAATCAAATATTGCCGCAGCTGTTTCGGCTTGGTATATGAAAGAAGGCAAAAATCAAATGGCTAAGCGGTTAGGTATAGATGCTTCTTCAATGTCTCAAGAAGAAGCTAATTTACTAGCAACTAGTCAAATAGCTGGAAGCGACGTTAGAAGGATGGGCGCATACGGTAAAGAACTATTAGCTAAAGTAGGATCTTATTCTGAGCAATTCGCACAAGAACCTACTATGATAGCGGAGTCGAGTGGTATGACTCCTATTCCTCCCAGTGCAGAAACAGGTGAAGAAATTAAAGTTGCTAGTGCAGCTACTCAGCAGGCTCGAGAAGTAGAAGAAGAGAAGCAACAAGAACAAGTGATTATTCAAACTGCTATGTCGGCACAGCCAAAACAACAAATTGGCCAGAAAGCACAAACAGCTGGCCCGGGCATTAAGCCACGGGCCGAATCTGTCCAGAAAAGTTATTCAAGCTACTTTGCTGTAGCTTAATCCTCTTCAGCCAACTTCTTAAAGAAGTCTAGGCCCTCTTCATCGTCTTCGCTAAACACTTCCTCTGCAGGTTTTGTCTGCTTCGACTTGAATACTGGTGCTTCCA